AATAGCAATCCATTATTCTAGCTTCATCACTATATACCTCATTAATAAAACTCGCCCAGTATTCCTGAAAATACCCATTCTGTGTTACAGTAGTGCCAAAAGGATTAGCACTCCAATATGGACTAGTAAACCTAGGACTAACCCAACCCCATAACAACTGCTTAGTAGATGTCGTTATACCTGCTGTATTAGTAATATCATCTAAATTATATTGAGTACATATTGGAAATTTACCACTTGTTGCTCCTGTTTGGTCTGTTGCATAAGAAGTCCATACATTTGAAACACCATAACCTGCTGATATAATATGAAAAGAATTTGCAGTTGCTGTAGGTGTAATATCTACAGGGCTATTACCTGTTACTGTCTTAGGTGTTCCTCCATAATAAAATATACTAGGACTTTGTTTATCCAATGGGTATCTCTCTCCACTATCATTAATTCCGTATCTACTAGCTATAGCATAAGGATTGTAAATAGAGGTATTAATATTTCCGTAAACTATGCTCGGTAACATTTGAGATATAAATGGTGAAAAGATGCTAAAGTTTTTAAATTCCCCATCTACAAAGTCATTAAAATTCTCCCTCGTATTAGCTCCGTATACTTTTTGATATTGTTCAAAATATCCCTTATTTAAATAATCATCATTTTTTTTATCTTCAAAGGATAATATACTGCTTTGTATTTCATTAGTAGATTTTAATACTTGCTCCTTAGATACATCTAATTTATCTGTCCAATACTTTGTGCTTCCACTTGCTATATAATCTTGATATGGCTCTATAATTAAGTTCTGCTCATTATCAGGGTCATTTAATATTACTAGATTAAATCTATTTATTAAATCTTTTACAAAATCTGATTGAGTAATGTCAGGCATATTTTGAGCCATTATTACAGTACCATTTTCTACTCCATTTCCATAAGCTACCTGCCCTTGATTAATAGTATATAGTTCTCTATTTTTAATACTTGCGTTAAAATACATACCAGCATTATAACCGAATAAAGGAGAATCTTCAGAATTAACTCTTACACCCCTAAATCTTAATAATCCACCTGCTGCTGCCTCAGTATATGGACAATTAAACACAACTGTGTGCCATTCATTAGCTCCTGTTACCAAAACCTCTACAGGGTTATTAGTCCAGGTATTACTACCTGAGAATTGGAATTGCCAATTAACAGTTAATTTGACTGTGTTATAAATAGTTGCTGTTGGCCCTTCACTTGTAGGCATATCAAATCTAAAATCAAATTTTAGTTGTATTTGTAAATCATTTCCTGAAACTACTCCTACTAAAGCATCTTCAGTTATTGATGGAAATTGTATTTGATTCCATATAGAAGAAATTACCTGTCCATTCTGAGGTATTGTTTCTGTGTATTCATTTACTGAGTATAATCCATTAGAATCAAAATAAGGGTCTGATGGAGGAGTATCTAAAAAAAATTGTATTGTATTATAGTACCAATATTCTCCTACTCCTACATAATTCCAATATATATTTTTATCTACTTGATTTGTTCTTGCAAGATGAAAAGCGTTCCCTACATATTCTGTATAAGTCTTTAAATGCTCATCAGCAAGAGTCATAAATAATCTACCAAAATAAGGATAAGTAACGCCTCCACAATTTACACAATCTCCATTTGAGTCATAACAACCTGCTAATCCACTTTCTTGCGTACAAGCCTCTCCAATAAATGTTCCGTTTTGATTTATACCTAGAAATGCACTCTCAATAGTGTAACCTGCTTTCTGAGCAATTATATAAAGAAGTCTACGCAGTCTTATAGCAGGTTTAAGGTTTCCAGGTACTAAGAATCCATATTGATTAATCAAATCAGTCCAAGTATTATCCCCAACCATATTGCCTAATTCTGATGGATTAGAGAACATAGCATTATTATATGGATTAGCTGTATGTCCATAATCTACAATAGGGTACATAACATCATTATCAGTAGCACTATTTATTGTCGTTAACCCTGTAGTCCAACTATCTACAATATTCTTACAGCTTAAATAGTGGTCTAATTGGTCATCTATTACATACGTTGGCTCTGCATTATCCCCTACGCTTATTTCATTCTCAAATGCTCTACGCAATTTCTTTCCCTTTATATCTGCAAAAAAGTTTCCTGTATTACCAAATAATACTACTTCATAATATCGTGCATTTAAATATAATTGTTTAAGTTGTAAATACCCTTTCATCTGAGGCACGCTATCTACATATACAACCATATTAAATTTATACTTAGCATTGAATACTAAAGTATCTAAATTAACATCAAAAAAGTTTTCAAAAAATGTATTGTTTCTATTAGTAAATGGTAATTTAACAGTCTGAGAATGACTACCCTTTCTTTTATCAGGTTGTTTAATATCTAACCAATTAAATTTTAAAACAACATCAGGGGCTTCTTTTAAATCTAACTCATATTCTGTTACATTAAAAGGGTCTGTTATGCCTGTGTTTAATCTACGATATGCTACTAATCTTACATCCATTAGCTATTAGTTCTTATTTTATTAGCGTACTCTAAATTGATTGTATACTGTATTTTTACCCTATCATTAACACTTGTCTTTTTAGTGTAACTTTTATTTGTTACAATTACAGGGTAAACTATTGTTGATGGAGGAGATGTGTTGGCATCTTCTAATATCTGTACATTAGTAGATGTAAATAATTCTTCTAACCAACTAGCCTCATCAGGATTGAGCCAATCACTATTTACAATTAGTTTTCTGGTAGCTTCAGTATATAAAGCCTCTCTACCACTATCCCAATTATTATAATTAAATGTTCCACTATCCCAAGTACCTGGTACTTTTTCTATCTCGCTTCTAGTTATATCTACGCTTTCTGTTGATTTGCCTCTGAAGTTCATATAATCCCAAGCTCCTAATCTATTACGCCAAGCAAGTCTAACATTATCATATCTTGAACAGCTTTGATGTCTATCATCTACAGTAGCTCCACTACCATATCTATAAAAATAATAAAAATCCGTACAAGCATAAGTAAGATTAGCAGCTTGAGACCCACAAATTCTATAGTAAGCCCAATTAGGAAAATTAGATGGTCGAGCATTTTGAGTTAAAGTCTGTGTTTGTAAATTAGATGGGCCACATCCAAAATATAATATTGCCTCTTGTGCTGTAAGAGATTCTGCTGCTGTAGCCCCACCATTAGCATTAGAGTTAGCAAACCAATGCTCTGTAAGCCCATCTGTTGTACCTGCTATTAAATTACCTGAACTATTAAAATACTGTATAGCTATCTGTTCTATTTTATCTCCTAAAGGTATTATACTACTTGAAGCACTATCTCCTTGCTTAAAGCATATTGTTAATTGATCCAAATTGTCTGTTGATGTACTGCTACCCCTTACAAATTGTACTTTAGGAGCATTGGTTAAAAAGCTATATAAACTTTCTACAACATTATTATTAGCATAATATTTTAAAGGAAAGTTATTACCTGCATCATCATCATCAAGTCCACCTATATTTGTTCCTGTATCTGTATAAGGAGTAGTTGCAGGTATTGATACTGATATATTAGAAATATATGTACCTGATGGTATTAATGTTTCTTCAGGAGATGTTGTTTGACTTGTTGCCTTTTCATAACCACCTTTAATCCTTACTAATACTGCTTGACTTTCTGTCTGAGAAAATGGCTTTGCAGCATCTGAGATTCCTAAACTGTGTATACTATTACTTGTAGAGTTTTGATTAGCTCTTTGTGTTTCTAAATAGTTTCTAACTATCTTATGTATGTCTACTATCCCTACTCCTGCTGCGTTTTTAAATATCTTTATTTTAGCTATTGTACTGAATGAACTTGTATCTGTTTCACTTACTTGTACTTGCACTATATATCTAAATTTTGATGCTCCTGTTATTGCTCCATCACTCTCTTTAACTACATATACCATAGGACTATTAGATGCAGTAAATTTATGAGGTTGTTGTTCTATTGTATATCCCATTTTATTTTGTTGTTATTAATACCTTATTTGAATCTATTGTCATTTTACTAGGTAATTTTGTCATTAAGTTCTCTATATCTATTCTAAACGCTTCCTTTACTTCATCAGGTAATGTTATTAAATTTTTTCTAACTGGTATAGTATAAAATTGTGTTCTTTCTAATCCTCTCCTTTTAATGGAATACCCTATTGCCCAAGCTGCACTATTTTCATTTGAGCCTCTTAAACTTATAGGCTTATTATTAATCCATCCTCTAATAGCATTAACCATAGCTCCACCTGGATTAGCGTACTTAAAAGCAAAAGGGCTTCCTTGTCCTCTAGCTATTCCTGTCCTACCTCTTTTACCTTTCTTTCCTCCATCACTTTTAGCATCTGCATATCCAACACCCCTTACACCTTCATCAACAAATTTCCAATAATCTCTTGCACTACCAAATTCAAATCCTATTGTTAAGTTATTTTTAGATGTTTTTAGTGTATAATGATATTGATTGTACAAAGTGTCGCTACCTGTCCTCTTATTATGTCCATCAACTCCTGGTTTATTTAATATAACTCTACCCTCCTCAATAACTTTTGAAGCAAATTTAATCATAGCTCCTTGCAAATTCTCAGTATTACCTTTTATGAATTTACCATCTACTCCTCTTAATCTTAGTGTTACTGCCATTATGAATTAGGGTCATTATCTGATGGCTCTATAGGAGCTACACAGAGATTGTTAGTATTATTAACTTGTATTGACATACTAGCAGACCATCCTGTTAAAATGTTTGCAAATCTAGCAGTAAAAGGCTCTGTGCTTATAGGTAGGTCTAAAACAGCTTCATTAGGTACATAGCTTAATTTTTTTCCACTATCTCCTCCTGATGTTTGTAAAGCTAAGTTCTGTCTAAATTCAGCTATTATATCTTGAGTAATTTGTAAGTTATTAGTCCACACCTCGTTTCTATTGCTTAAATCTTCTTTAAGCACATCTAAGACAAAGATTGTAAATGAGTATGTTAATACACCCATATCGATAGTAGCTGCTCCAGGCTCGCAGTATAGTATAGGAAAATCAGATTTGTCAAGCTTATTTATATCCACCTCATCTAAGAAGCCTGAATGGAAAGAGTTTATTAAATAGTGATTAGTAGCTATATCGCTAAAGTCATCTATTACGTTTTTGAAAGTTATCATAGTTATTTTTCTGTATATTATTTTTGTCTTGTTGGTAGCATAAATAAGTTAATACTAAATACAGCTCTAATTCTGTTATCTTTTTAATGTTTAATATATTATCATTACATAAACCAAATACTATATTATACCATCCCCATTTACCACCTAAGCTCTTTTCTTCAGTTTCTCCCTCTCCCTTTTCAAATATTTGACCAAAGCGTTTGGCAGTAGTTTTCCTAAATGAAAAAAAAAACTCAG